AGTTGCATCTGAGCAAGCAGCGGGAGATGTTCTTCGCCAAGCAGGTATGGCTGATTTAGCAACACAAGAATTTCTTGGAGAGGTTCTTGGTCAAGGCAAGTCAGTAGCCGAGATTGGTAGAATTGTAAGTACAGCATTCAATACGATTGACAATGCACCTAAAGAACTTAAAGACACCCTATCACTATATTTCCCAACAGCAACACGCATTGGTTTAGCCAAGGCTTTGATTGGTGGAGAGAAGGGCGCAGCGGCGCTTGAGCAAGAGATTAAGTCTTACTCAATAGTCTCAGCAGCACAGCAGATGGGTCTAACCCAGACATATGCACAGGCTGAAGAACTTGCCAAGCAGGGACTTGATTATAGTTCAGCATTGACTGGATTTGGTCAAGTTGCAGCAGCGCTTCCTGGATATGAGAAGGTTCTCGAAACTCAAAAGGGCACGAATGTAACTACTGCAGATGCACAAGCATCACTTGAAAAAGCAATCCTTCAGAAGAATGCTTTAGAGATGCAGAAGATTAACCAAGCAGCAATGACAGAGCAAGCAAAGTTTATTGGCTCATCTGGAACGATGGGTAGCAAGAGCCTTGCATCTCAAGCGCGAGGCGCTGGCTTAATCTAAATAAATAGAATCCTGAACGGACCTACCAGCCCCGTCAGCGTAACAGACTGGTAGCAAGAGCCAGACCGATTCCCCGATTGGAACCTGAGGCTTGCGAACTAACTAATAGAGAAGGGTGGCAGTTGCTATGAGCAACAACTACTGGGATGAAGAAGACGATGACCTCGATACTGATGTATCGGAAACACAAATGGATGGAAGCGACCTCTTAAAGAAGTTGCGGAAAGCCAAGCGTAATGACGAGAAAAGAATTAAGGAACTCACTGAGCAACTTGAGGGATTAACCAAGTCGCAGCGTGAGCGAACCGTCAAAGAAGTCCTAGAAAAGAAGGGTGTGAATCCTAAAGCAGTACGACTAATCCTCAAGGACATCGACGATGTATCTGAAGAGTCAGTTAATACCTGGCTGGAAGATAACGGAGATTTGTTCGGGCTTACAAGTACCCAGGAAGCACCGCAAGCGAGTGAAGCAGACCGTGCTGCATTACGTCAGCAGGATGTTATGACTCAGGGTGCATTAACACCCGACAGAGCAGAGAACTTAAGTTTGAGAATGGACCAGGCAGATAACCTGGATGACTTCTTAAATGTTCTCCGTTCGCAGTAAATCCAATCATAGTTTCTAACACTAAAGGAAAATAACCTAAATGCCAAACGCATTCGTATCCACAGCCTCCGATAACCTCGGCGGTACAGCGGGTTCTGCTGGTTCTTCAAACTGGACAGGTTCTATGTATGTAACGCATGCTTCTCAGCCGGTTGGTGTCTATACAGATGTTTTTGACTTTTCTTCTGTTGGTGCTTCTCTTGATTCTTCTTGTACTTATTTTTACTATTTGTATGTTTCTTCTGGAGATGTTACTCCTAGTCACTTACGTCCTTATGGAAAGGGTGGTACAGGTGGTAATATGGTATTTGACAACCAAGCTGCTACCAACCTTTACATAACTGATTTAGCTTACTGTATAGACACTACAACTACTTGCGTTCATACTTCTGGTATTACTGTACGCTCTACTCCTGTAGAATTTTCTTCTATTGCTCCTACTGTAACTTTTTCTGGTCTATATGATAATATAGATACATATAATCAGATTGTTTTTTCAGTAAATGATCTTACTGATAGTAATAGTCAAGCATATTATCTTAATATTCCTTTAACGAATGGTACTGGTCTTTCTTATTCTAAGACTATTCCTTTAACTGCTAACCATTCGTATGAGTATCAAGCTTGGTTGCATGATAACAGCACTAACATTGATGTACCCATGCGGATCTTGACTAGACAAGAGTATAACATTCTTGGTAACAAGACTACATCTGGTATGCCAATACAGATCTTCTATGAGCCTCTCCGCGACTCTGGTGTTATGCATGTCTTCCCAACACCAACCAGTGTAGAAGCAGCTAACAAGACTTTGTACTTTGTTTATCAACGCCCCTTCGAGGACTTTGATACTTCAACAGATACACCAGACTTTCCACAAGAATGGTATGATGCTGTGACCTATGGCCTAGCCACACGACTAGCTCCTGAGTATGGCCTACCTGCCGCTGACCGCAAGGTTCTGTGGCAAGAGGCATCAATCATCAAGCAAGACGCACTAAACTATGGTCTTGAGGAGGGGTCACTGTATTTTGGTGTCGATAGAAAGGGCTTCTAATGTTCGATCTCCAATCACAATATAATCAGACACTACAGAATACCTTAGGGCAGAGTCAACAAGAGCGTCTACGCAACCTGCGTAGGGAAAACTCACAAGACCTTGGCTCAACTGATTGGGCTAAGCGTGGTGTCTCTGGTCAACGCTTTGCTGGGTTCAATGAAGTTGATCCAACAAATATGCCCAGCATGGATCAAGATACCCGTACCTTTCTAAAACCACTCCTAGGAACTTATCAAGAAGGTGGTAGAGATAGAGAAGGTTATTATGGTGCAACTAATCCATATACATCAGAGGGTGCTCTTAGCCTAACTAAACAAGCTGGTTATGATTTAGCGGATAGTTCACTACAAAAGAACTTTGATCAGGTAGGACAGAAGCTACCATCTGTGTTTGGTCACAAGCTAGCAAACCAATATCAGCGTGATCTAGGTAAGTATGTAGATGACTATAATGCAAATTATCCAAAATATTTAGAACAACAAAAACAACAATCACTAGCTAACAGTTTTTCTAAATTACCAGGTGGTGAGTATTACAGTATGGGATTCGTTCCAGGCCAAGATAATGGTGACTGGATTTGGCAAGCTGGTGCGGGCCCTATGGGGGCTACCATGGAACTGGACTATGCTGATGATTTAGATAGACGTATGGCCGAAGAAGCACAGTCTCATTATGGTACTGATGGTGGTGGTGGTATTTGGTTACAAGATTATACTAATGCTAACCAAAATTCAGCTTCCTTTGGCGGTGGTGCGGATAATCCATTTTATGGACCTATACAAGAAAAATCACAAACACAACTAGACAAGGAATGGCGAGATGAATATAGATCTTGGATAAGCCCAGAGAATAGTGGGCGATGGACCCATAAGGGTGGTGATCAATATGGTGTACTTGATTATCGTCCAGAAGGTTCCAAAGCGGCTGGTTATGATTTCCGTAAATGGGAGAAGCCTGGCTTTATGGGAACATATTTCCCAACAGCACTCAATGCAATCTTCTCTGCTGTTAATCCTATTGCCGGTGCGGTAATGTCAACAGCACGCTCCGGTTTAAATGGTGGGGATTGGGGCAAGGCTCTTGGACAAGGTGCTCTTAGTTATGCTGGATCACAGCTTGGTGCAAAATATGGCGGTGATGTTGGTGGAGCTTTAAATTTTACAGGGGATCTTGCAAAGAACGTCGGGGCTGGTATTATCGGTACTGGTGTAGGTACTGCTGGTGGCATGTTGAATGGACAATCTTTTGGTGATGCACTTAAGGGCGGTCTTGTTTCTGGTGTGGCCGGTGGCCTTGGTAATTACTTGGGTGGTCTAACAACCAGCGGTACAACAGATGCCTTAGGACCTATGGCCGCCAAGATGCTTGGTGGTGGTGTTAAGGGACTCACTGGCGGGGCTCTAAGCGGTTTGTTTAATGGTGGTGGTATCAACGGTACCGACCTAGCGGTTAAAGCTGCTCTAGGTGCAGCTACGCCAACCTTAGGCACATTGTTTACAGGCTCTAATACATCTCCAGATGATAGGAAACTTGCTAACAACATGGCTCAGGCCACAACAAGCACTCTTGGGAACATTTATAGTAATAACACAAGGAAACGATAATGGCTGAAAAACAGAAAGGTGGACCACAGAAGGTACGCATACCATTGATTGGGGCATACTCAAATCGTGGTTCTGATCCTGCAAAAGATCAGCGATTTGTCAATGCCTTTCCAGAGACACGCAAAGTTGAGCAACTAGACAACACTAGAATATATATTAACAAACGGCCCGGACTGGTTGAACTAAAAGATATTGCAGCCAGTGCAGAAGGGCGTGGGTTAGTTCACTTCTACACATACTTCTATGCAGTGATTGGCAACACTGTATATCGTGTATCTAATACAGGTGCAACAGTAACCAGTATTATAACATTACCAACATCAACAGGACCTTGTGGTATCGTTGAGTGTAACTCATCCACCTTAGGTGATTACATTTTTATCTGTGATGGTACTGTCGGTTGGGTTGTTAAATCTGATGGTACAGCCACGCAGGTAACTGACGTTGACTTCCCAACACCACATATCCCTAGTCCAACATTCATTGACGGTTATGTGATCTTGGCTAAGGGTAGTGATGTTTATAACTGTGATGTTGATGATCCACTCTCATGGCAGACAGATCAGTACCTATCCGCAGAAATGTTCCCCGACCCAGTACGCGCTTTGGCTCGACAGAATAACCAAGTAGTTGTCTTTGGTGATAACTCTATTGAGTTCTTCTATGATGCAGCTAACGCCGCTGGTTCACCACTATCGCGTAACGACGCAGCGGCTATTCAAATGGGTATTGCTGCACCACAAATTGTTTATCAGAATGAGCAGTTCTGTGTCTTTGTAGCACAGTCAAACTCAGGTGGTCGTGCCGTATGGCGCATTGATGGTTTCAAAGCTGCCAAGATCTCTGATGAGTATGTCGAGCGAATCTTGGATGCAGAGACCAGCATAACATCTTGCCATGGCTATGGCTTTAGAACTAAGGGACATATGTTCTTCCTCATTAATCTTGTATCACAAAACAGAACTCTTGTATATGATATGGATGAGAAGCTATGGCACGAGTGGGCATCTGGCTTACATAATGGTGTAGTAACTGACCCACCCACACAAAACATCTTTGATTATAATCATGTTGCTGATAACAAGACTGGTAAGATCTACCTACTCGGTGCATCTACTGGTGACTTATACTACCTAGATCCTAGCACATACACAGATGAGACAACACCCATTGTTGTTGAGATCCGAACAAACAAGTATGATATGGACTCATACAAGCGCAAGTTCGCTAATGCTTTCTTTGTTGTTGGTGACAGGTATGAAGATCCCAACTATGTTGACGTGTCGTGGTCAGATGATGACTATGAAACTTGGTCTAGTACTCACAGGATTTATCTCAATGATGACTATCCATCACACCCACAACTAGGTGCTTTCAGGCGGAGAGCTTGGCGCATTAAACATGATGCTAATTATCCACTAAGACTGGAATCACTTGAAGTAACTTACACAGAGGGCATCTCCTAATGGCTTCTACAGGATTACCTCCACCACCAATCAACGACTCACCTGGTTCTTTTACCTGGCTAGAGTGGTACCGCCAGTTGCGTAGTTATATCTCTACATCTGGTTCAGTACCTTGGTATGTTATCGACTTTGCCGGATCAAACATAACTGATATTGCTACCCGGTTACACAATAATCTCCAAGGTTTGCAGGGTGGTACGGCTGGTGAGATGTATCACCTAACAGCGGCACAACACAGTGCTCTAACGGCAGGGCCACATAATAGCTTATCAGGCATACAAGGGGGTACGTCTAGTCAGTATTATCACATGACCGCGGCTGAGTATGATGCACTAATAAACTCCACACAAGGTACTTGGACACCAACATTTACAAACCTAACTGTTGTTAATGGAACTGGTGGTGCTGTATATGCGGGTAGGTATAGCCGTATTGGTAGGACAGTCTTCTACACAGTTACAATAACCTGTACGGGTACAGCGACTACTTCCAGTACGGCTAATAGTACCTACTTTGACTTACCTATTAGTGCTGCATATGATGATGTTGTCTTTACAGCAAATTCAGTGACTAGGCAAGGTAATCATGGTGGATCTAGTGAAACTGGGTATTTAGAAGCATCTACTGATAGAGGATATACTCCTGATTGGGGAGCGACAGGTAATAAAATGATAATTTCTGGAAAGTATGAGGTATAATATGGATGATTATGATTATCAAGGTGAGTACGAGAATTTTGATACAGGTGACTTTGAAGATCTAGGTGATACTACGGACTGGGGTGGTCAATATAACGATGACTATTCATGGAATGGTGGTGACGTGCTTGGTGGTGTTTCACAGATGCCACAAGCACCACAAGGCTTTGACTGGTCTGGTTGGGATGCTCAAGCTAATGAGTATCTAAATAGCCCAGACTTCTACAACAACAATCAACAGTACGACCCCAACCAGCAATACTTTACTGACATCAATTCAGGCACGCAGTTCTGGAAGAATCAAGATGGTGACTACGCTGGTTATATGGAACAAGGTGGTCAATACAATCCCTATGAGCAGTCTGCTGCTGGTGGTTGGGATCTTGGTAGTATCTTTAAGGGTGGTCTAGGTGCTATTGGTTCAGCTTTGTCTAAAGGTACTGGTGGTACTGGTTCTAGTGGTGCTACTAACCAAATGATGAAAACCTTGATGGGCTTATATGCTGCCAATCAAGAGAAGAAATCTAACCAGCGAATGTCCTCAGGGTTACAAGGCAGTGTGGAGCAACAGAACCGATTCAGGTCTCCATTTGACGTAGCTTCTGCCGGTGGTGCTGCTATGGGTGGTTCATCCATGCGTGATGCCATGCAACAGAAACTAGCTGCGGCAATGAATGATCCATATGGTCAGAAGATTGTGCAGGATCAGGTAGCAAACATTGACAGTATGCAAGCACGCAAAGATGCTGCCGCTGGTAGGCGTAGCAACATGGCTACCTCTGCACCAGCTATGCTAGCAGCCAAGGCTGACGCTGCACATAAGTATCAACAAGGGCTAATGAATGCTGCTGGTGCTAATATCAACCCATACAGTGGTGGCCTAGAGCAACTGGCTAATGCACTTAAGTATGGTGCACAGGGTAACTCACCATATATGTCTGCTCTAGGTTATGGCACTACGGCTAATAGCTACGACAGTAACCCAGACATGCAAGCCCTACTCTCTAAACTCTTTGGATAACTACAATGGCTATTGAACAGATCTCTACTGGTTATAAACCAGAGTTCGCTCTGGGTGCTTTGTATCATGGTTTCAATGCGGGAAATGCTGATAACGCTTCTAGGCTAGCCAATCTACAGGCTGAGTGGGAGTTGCAGAAGAGTCAAGCGGAAGACCCATACAAAGTAATGGAAGCCATTCTTGCAGGCAATCGTGCCAATGCTATGAATACACCAGATATGCTTGACTGGCATACTCGTGGTTATAAAGGGCAGATGCAGTCACAGGATGCCTCAGGCCGCATGGCACACGCTCTTTATGGTGATAGGCTTGCTAATGAATCCGCAGACCTACAGAATAAAACAATTCAGTCACAAATAGATCGAGGGTATAATGAAGAGGTCGCTGACAGGCTTGGCACTATCCGTAATGGTGAATATCCAGACAGTGCCACCATTGGATTTAACATGCAGCCCCCTGTGCCACAACAACAAACAGGCACAATAGGTTTTCCACAACAACCCAATCTTGTTAATCAAATAGCTTCTCTAGAGAGTGGTGGAAAAGACTTTAATCCTGATGCATCACCAATGCGTTCATCCAAGGGGGCGATGTTCAAAATGCAGGTGATGCCAGCTACGGCTAAAGATCCTGGATTTGGAATTAAACCTGCTGCTAATGACACACCAGCAGAGTACAACCGCGTTGGTGTCGAGTACGCTGCGGCACTTGAGAAGAAATATAGTGGTGATCGTGCTAAGATTCTTGCTGCATATAATGCAGGACCAGAAGCAGTAGATAAATTACTGTCAACGTATGGCGATGCTTGGCAAGAGCACCTACCAGCCGAGACCAAGACATATCTCCAGAAAGCCGGTGTGTCTGGTGTCTTTGCTAGTCATGTTAAACAACCACAAATTAATCCTTGGTTAGCTGGTGTGGATACGCAAGACTCACGCTGGAATGCTTTACAAGGTCTGCGTATGGATACTCCAAAGTTCCGTCAGGAGATGGCTAAGGGTGAGCAAAAAACTGATGCTCAACTTGAGATGAATGCTGTACGAGCACAAGCTCTAAAGGATGCTGCTGCTGCTAAACAGAAGATCAATGATCCTAAGTATAAAGAACAGCTAGCCGCTGCAATGAAGACTATGGCAACATCAAAAGATCCAGCAGCAAGAGCAGAAGCGGAGATGTTTATACAGTATCATAGACAGTTCCTAGTTACAGCCAATCCAGCTAACTACCAAAATCAGATTGACCTTAATGCTTATGGCGTTAAAACAAATCCATCACCAATAGCACAAAATGCTGTTGGTACTACTAACGGTGGACAACAACGAAGATCTTTATCGGAGTATTAAAATATGGACATTGATGCCGCACTAAAAGATGGTTATTCGCTAGCAGAAGTTAACGCTGAAGCGGCAAGACGTGTACAATTTGATTATGCCGGTGCACAACGTGATGGTTATTCTGATGATGAGATTAACCAAGAGTTACGTAAACGCCTTGCTGGTGGTGGTAAAGCTAAAAAGCGTGAGACTACTTGGGGTGAAGACTTTGGTATTGGCTTAGGTAATGCTGCTGCTACAGCAGTTAAAGGTGCTGGTCTTATTGGTGGTGGTCTTGTCAGTAAATATAATACAGATGCCGCAGATGCTATCTTCAAAGGTGCTGATGAGATTTCTCAAAACACTAAAGACTATTGGACACCTAAAGATGCTGAGCAAGACTTCGGTGGTAAGGTAGCCTCCATGGTTACTACGCTACCAGCACAGTTGCTTGCTATGCCAGTCAGCCCTGCTGATACTGGCACAGAGATGCTCAATGCTGGTGAAACATTACCAAAGGCTCTTGCTGGCACAGCTATTGATACTGTTGGTAACGTAGCTGGTGTAGGTATTCCTGGTGGTTTTGGTGGTAGTCTTCTTAAGAAGTTTGTTACTGGTGCTGGTAGTAATGCTCTACAAGATAGCCTTGTTAGACAATCTATCTCCAGCCTTGCGGATACCAAGAAGATCCAAGAACAGTTCGCGCCTACTGCTGAAACCGCTGGCCTTGCCGCAGTGCTTGGTGGTCCAATGGGTATGCTTACACCTAATGCTGCACCTAAACAAGCTACACCAACACCTAAACCAGAACCTACTCCTGACATGCGTGATCCCTCTGTGGAAATCGGCTTGCTTGAGCAGGGGCGTACTGCCGCACAAAATGATCTGACTGTTCAACAAGAGCTTCTTGGTAAAATCACAGATCGAATCGCTGAGGGTGATGCTTCCAAGGAAACTATAGCAGCGTTGGCAGAAGTGGAAGCCGTGGTTAAACATCATATGGATGAGGTTTCTGCTTATGATGCAATCCTTTCAGGTAAAGCAGACAAGACTGCCGGAAGAGCAGCCGATGCTATCAATGCTAGACAGGCTGAGATCGATGCACGACAAGCGCGTACTCAAGGTGGTGGGAGTCCCTATGCACGTGAGCTATCTCCTATTGAGGATGCTCCATTCCCAGATCGTGTTCCTGAGGGTTGGGAAGAAACCATTGACAAAGCTACTGGTGAGATTACCAACACATCAACACAACCAAAACAATCTCCACACGAGGTAGCTCTTGAGCGTATTGGTGAGGCTACTGGTGATCTTGCTCTTGCTGCCAAGCGTCTACAAGAAGCGCAAGATAAACTAGATAACTTACCAAAGACAGAGTATAAGGATGATGCTCCAGGTAGTAGATATAGCTCTTTAAAAGAAGCACTTGAAACTGAGATTAAAGCCTATACGGAAATTATTGGTGGTAAACAACCTGACCTAACCAGTTTTAAACCTGTTGATGAAACTCCACTACCTAAGATTGAGGATGTTCCTCCTTGGGAGGGTCCTGACCTATTAGGGAATGCCACTAAGGCTGCCATAGAGGCCCCTACAATCCCCAAACAGGAGGCAGGGCTACCGGAGGTACCACCACATGTGCTAGAGGCTGATGCAGCGATGCGTGAGCAGCAACAGAAGAGTGAACCTATTGAAGCTGGGCCACTAGAACGGCTACCTGATGAAGCATATGCTCGTGATATGGAAGCAAAGCCACGGTACGAGCAAGAGTTGCAGATGCCTACTAAGACTATGAAGCCTGTAGGTGCCTACAACTGGTTTAAGAATCAATTAAATAACATAGATACCAAACTAGAACGAGTTGTTAAACAATTAAATGAGCAAGATACTTCACAACAAAGCGCACTAAATCCTGATGCCCCTCCAGGGATGACTAGGGAAACAGAGTTGCTTGCACAAAAAGAGAATCTTGAGCGTGCTAAGGCTCATGTTGAGCGTATCATAGACAACATCAAAAAGACTAGCCCTGAGGTAATGAAGCAGGTGCAGGAAGCCAATGATAAAGCTGTACCACTAGCTGCTGTTATAGCAGAGCCAGTACAACCTGTTAAGCATGATTCTGTTGACGATCTATTAGCTGCTACGAAGGATGCAAAGGGTCATTGGACTGAGAACACCATGCGTGATCTCGATGATAACCAGCAACACTTTACTAGATATGGCTCAGACATTCGTGTTGACAACCGTATTCCTAAACCAGTGCAAGAGATTCTTGCTAAGCTACTTCACCTAACTAAATTCTGGGATGAGAAGGTTTATTTCATACTAGACAATATGCCAGATGCTGGTGGTAGGCAACAACACTTTGGTAACTCTACTATTATTGCTCTAAATCCAGCGAAGATTGCTGAGAATCTTGCAGGTAATCGCAAGATGGAGGGCTTTATTAAGTATATGGGTGATGGTAAAATCACCACAGCACTCAAGACATTTCATACTGTGCGGTATTTAACTCATGAGCTAGGCCACGCTTTGCTGAACAAGTATTTGCGTGATTCTGTCACACATACAGATGATGTTATGGCTCTTAGCAAAGCTTTTGAAGACTACTCTAAAAAGACTGGCTTTAAAGTTAACAGCGTGTTTGATATTTATAAACAAGCTGATAGACTACATTATCAAACTGCTTTCCACGAGTTCTTTGCGGAGCGTGTAGCCAATCAACTAATGCACAAGCATGTTCTTGGTGCCTTTGCTAAGAACAGTAAGTACATTGCCAGTATTGGTAAGCTTATTGATAGTAGTGTAGCTTTCCTTAAAAATCAAGGCATCGATATTAACAAAGAAGACTTTGCTACAAAGATCCTTGATGATATTATGAATGATTCTAAGGATGTTATTGCTTCTACTAGCAAGCGTGCTGCCTTTGACATTAAGATGCTGAATAATCACAAGTATATTGCCGAGGCACAACGAGTTGATCCATTAGCCTTCCCATTTTATAAGAAGACTATGGAGGATGCACGTAACTTGTTGCAAGATATTCCTGGTATGATCCACGGCGGTGAAAAATTTGATAACATACGTGATCCAAACATTGAACCTGTCTTATCTATATCCTCAGTTACTAGACTTGGGCATGGCTTAGCTAGGAATCTCTTTGGCAAGCTTGGTGTATCACAAATCTTCTTTGATGATCCACTTAACAGAACCGTGTACCAAAAAATCCGTGATGCGGAAGTCCAAGCTGATGAAGTTAATAACAGACTGTGGTATGGTGTAGCTCAACGTGGTGACTGGAATAAAAAGAACTTCATCCAGAGAATGTCCAAGGTTAAACTTGAGGCCAGCGCCTATTGGCAAACCAAAAACGCCAACAACCTAGACCTAGCTGATGTACATGATCTTTTCAAGCAGGGTTTTGAACAAGGCTTGGACTATGCTGCCAACAAAGCACAGAATGGTGCTCACCTAACACCAAAACAAGTTAAGTTGTATGACACACTGGCACAACTGTATAAGAATCAATACCTTGAGATTACTAATGTTGAAAAAGCTCTAGGTAAAAAGAACATTATGCAAGAACGGCCAGGTTGGTATCCTGCTGTACGTGCTGGACAGTTCTTTGTTGACATTTCTTTTAATGGTCGTACCCTACATAGGGAACAATTCCGTTCTAAGACAGAGGCAGATCACTTTAGATCTATCCTGAAGCAACGTGGTACTCAACATCTTGTTGTCAGTGACGCTCAACACATCAAAGACAATCAACAAATCTCTGATATGTATGGTGGTATTGAACTAGCACAGCGTATCTTGGAACAGAAGTTCCCGGCTGCACAAGGAGCTATCCGCACAACCATTCAACAAGCTTTACAACAAGTAATGGCTAAGGGTGGTAAGTTGGGTAGTCATCACCAGTATCGTAGTAACTTGTCCGGTTATCGTGGTTCTGAATTGTTCTATAACAAAGCAGAGAAGGGTAATAGCTTCCGTGCTGCTATCCAACAGTCAGTCAATGACTACTCTGGTGGATTGCGTAAGATGATTATACAGCACACTGTTGATCCAATTCTTAAGGCACAGGGTCTTGATCCTAACGCACCTAACGTCTTAACTGCACAACAGATGGTTGACTCTGCATTGAATCGTGTGTCGCCCAATGCCTTTGAGAAGATTGATAGATCTATTATTGAAGGTTGGGACAAGACTGCTAAGAAACTCTTTAAAGAAATTTCACCAAACCAGAAGGGTAGTTTTGAATCTTTCAATGGTAGCTTGTTGGAGTTCTTCTACTTAACCAAACTAATGTCCAAGATTGTATTCCCTATTGGACAGATACTAACTATTGGTACTGCCATTCGTGAGCTGTCTGTTGAGGGTGGTTATCTAAGACCATATCTATCTATGGGTAAGGCTGTTGCAAAGCTAGCCTATGGTGATAAAGCTCTTAAGGATGTGTTGTTTGATGTATCACAAACAACCAATACATTTGAACCACAGTTTGTTGAGGCCATGCACTTAGGCCATGGTGGTTCTATTATTGAAGGCATTAAAGACTATGCACTACTACGCAAAGTCAACGAAGCGGCTGACTCATTCTCTCGTCTAACTGTATTCTCAGCAGCTTTTGAGATGTATAAAGACTTGGGATTGTCTACACAAGATGCCAAGCGTAAAGCTATGGACGATGCAAACAAAACCATGGTTCCATATGGGCGTACTGAAACCGCCCCCATCTTTAATAGGATGGGTATTATTGGTCAGGCTATGAAGCCACTGCAAACATTTGGTCAACAACAACTGGCTAACTGGATACACGACTTCCGATATATGAAAGCCAACGATGCAAAGACGTGGGCACCAATGCTTAATTACATGTTGGTTACTACTGCTCTTGGTGGTGCTATGAGTCCTATCTTTATTCAAGAATATGAGATGTTCCGTAAGATGTTGGAGAATTTCTTCCCTGAATGGGCACCCCCTGGAATACTTGAGCTAGCTAAAAACAATCCAGATTTCTTGGATCGTATGGAAGTAGATCAAGATATGGTTAAGAAGGCTGTCTTGTATGGTATCCCTGCTGCAACCACTGGTGTTGATGTGGCCTCATCTACTCGTGCTAATATGACGTTCTTATCTCTAGTTGGTTCAGTTCTTACTGGCGAAGAAAACTTTGGTCAATTGATGCCACACTTAGGTACTGCTGCTGGTGTTGTCTCTGGTCTAACTACTGGTGTCAAAGCTTTGTTTGGTGGTAATGTTACCAACGAAGAAACCAAGAAGGCTATCACAAATGTAATGCCATCTGGTGCAGCTAGCTATGGTGCACGTGAGTATGTTGGTGTTAATGAGGCAGCCATTAAAGGTGACGGTACTGGTATGACTGCTGGTGGTAAAGGTAATACTGCACAAGTTCCTCGTGGTACTACAGAGAAAGTCTCTGGGTATATGGGTACTAAATCAACAGAGGAGAAATTCAAATCAGACCAAGCCAGATTCTTAGCAGCTAAAGAGGTTGTTAATAAACAACGTGTAGAGAAACTCTATGATGTGTTTATGGACACACCTAAGACAGATGCTAAAAAGAATCAAGAGATCCTACAGAAGCTTGTTGATCTTGGGCAAGATGGTAAGGCCATTCAAAACAAACTTGGTACAGAAGTATACCACCGTTACATGCCACAGCTAGAGCGTATGTTTATTGATAAGAATGGTCGAGTTGGTAAGGATATTACTACTGCTCGTAAGGTGCAAGAGTATGGTCAATTCAATAGGAGATAACTATGGGATGCAAGAAGGGCGGCGGTAAGCGCAAATAAAAAAAGGGCGGTCTCGAAAGAGCCGCCCTTTAATTTTGTCTATTACTTCTTGAACTTATCCAACATAGCGATCATAAACTCATGCATTAGTTCTTGTTGTCGTTTGATTAGTTCTAGTTGTTCAATCATAAATTCATTCATAATTATTTCCTTTCGTATACACAACAGTTACTCGGAAGATCAGTAAGTCCACAGTCATTGCGAACTTGTCTTCTGGTTCTAGGTTTTCACCAAAGTAAAACTCAATACCAGCCATAACACCACTGATAAAGTCAAGCATAAAGATTAATTTATAATTATCACTGCCCACATGAACCTCCTTTACCACCGATCACACAGATGTCGTTCTCCTCATATACTACTCCTTTGTGTTTGATTGCTTCTTCATAGGGTACTTCTGTTAGTGGTTGACCTCCTCTACTTCCATCTGGATAACACGTAAACCCGCGTAGTCGTGGAGC